CGGACATCTTCCGGCGGGCAGTCAGAGTAAGAAAGCAAGAGGCTGCGCCGTTAGAATTACTTAGAAGCCTGGGTTACATATCAGGACTCGTTGAGTTCACTTCGACCTTATCGCAACTCCTGGATACTACGTTTGTTACTGTAAAAAATAATCCCATCGGAACCTTATCTGCGATATTGAACAACACAGTGACCGGTCAAATGGTTGGCATTGATGTCGAACAAATTGCTAGTGAGTTCGTCCAGGACAAGACTGCACGGACGGACGGATCTAAGTTTGCTAAGGCAGCTAATTTAAGTAATAAGTCCTTACGGAAATTACTAATGACTACCGGCTTTAGGCAATTGGACATGAGGATGAAGAACGCAAATCTTACTGCGAACTTCAATCGATACAGAAAACTGACCAACGGATACTACCGGGACCGTAACAGCAATAAATCAAAGCTGTTTGCTTCAGAACTTTCTTACTTGGGCCTGAGTCCAAATCAACAGATTCAATTCATGGCTGAACTCAAGAGATTCAAGCCAGGCAAACCTAATTCAGATCAATTTAGAAATGCACCTTTGGTAAGACAGGTTCTGTTTTCAAGACTTAACGAGTCCCAGCCAATGAGTAAAGGTAGTCGACCACTGGCTGCTACGGAGAACCCGAATGCTCAGATCTTGTACATGATGAAGAGCTTCATGGTGAACCAGATGAATAATGCTCGTTCAGAAATTATTAATCGCATTGCGGATCCAAGGCTGTCTAACCTCGAGAGACGAAGAGCAGTCATAGACTTATTAAGATTATTGGCTGGCCTAGCTGCGATAGGTATGCCCGTTGCTGGACTAAAGGATTTCATCGCGGGTAGACTAGGATACCTGAACGATTACCTTATTAATTCTTTGTTGTCCCCTTTGGGTATCAGCACCTACACGGGATACAAAATAAAAAGAGAAGGTATTTTCGGGGCCGCTGTTTCATACTTCGCTCCGGTGTCCTTGCAGATGGCGGGTGATATGTTGTTGGTAATGCAAAGACTTTCAATGGGACAGAAGGTTCAACCCAAAGATATAACAGCCTTTGGACCTTATAGTGAAATTATAAACAGGGTGTTTGGATTCAACACTGAATCACAGCTACGCAAATACGAACGCAAGAAGAAGGTCGGACAGGATCCTATTGTTATACCGTCTGAAATTAAACTTCCTCAACGGTTGTTCTAGTAAAAAGGGCTGCTCCGGAATAACACGGAACAGCCCCTCCAAGGACTGAACAAAAGCGCGGTCCATGAAAACCGCACTTCGCCTGGGATTACTCCTTCGGCTTACCTTGTATTACTATATGAACCAACTAACACACGAACCATTTGTGTGGTAGAATAATTATAACATAGGTGTCCTATGTTTTCTGTCAAGAGGAATGCTCCAGCCTGTGGCAATTTGCACATAGAAGTTCGCACTTCTCTAGCTCCTCAATGAACTCCTGACGGTTCCCCGTTCTGGCGAAGTCCCTGATGGCTCTCACCTTCTCATACCCAGGCAGGTGATGACAGTCAAATTGAACTGCCTTGCCCTTGAACCCGCACTCACCGCAGACATAGCCACCGAAAAAATCCTCAATGATTTTATGGTAACGAGCCGTCCGCTTCTGGTGAGGCTTCATATCAAATGAACTGTGAGTGATCCTCCATCTTCTGAGTGCCTTTGTTAAAGAGGATACGGCCTTGGGTATATCCCATGCCCTCCCTCTGCTTGGCTAGAGTCCAGCGGACGTAGTCCATCTTCTGTTCCCTCTCTGATAAAGTCTGCCACAGAAATATAATACTGTCAGCATCCTGCTCCAAGGCTCCACTCTCACGGAGGTCGGACATAATAGGAGAGCGGTCATCCTTTTCGGATTCACGGTTCACCTGTGCGAGTAACAGGACGGGTATATCTAAGTCCTTGGCGAGTAGCTTTAACTCACGGCTGATCTCTGCGACTTGTTGCTCTCTGGATATGTTCTTGGACATGGGCTTTATCAGCTGGCAGTAATCAATAATGATTCCATTTACCTTATGCTTTCTGTGCATACCCCTAGCTGTTGCTAGTATGTGGTCCAGTCGATATACGTTGTCACGGATCCAGCAGTTCCAACCCTTCACGGTTTCGGTAGTCTTCCTCAGTGCTTGCATCTTGTCCGCCGGAGCTAGCCCGTCCTCGAACCTACGCATATGTAGTCCTGACTTAATGCTGAAGATGCGCTTCATTATCTGGTTAGCACCCATCTCAAGATTGAAGAGTAACATACCATTGCCTGTCGTGCAGGTGTTGCTCAAGAAGTTCAAGGCGTATGCGGTCTTGCCGCACCCTGGCCGTGAAGCTAGGACGCACAGCTGGCCTGATCCGTAGCCACCTCTGTAGAGAACATCATCAATGGATTGGATGCCAGTCCGTAGGTATTTAGAAAAATCTACCTTACCTGTAACGTCCTCAAATGTTTGATCAACAATGGTTTGTAGATTATCCCTAGTAGGAGTCAACGAGGATATGGAATCGCACTGACCCTGTATAGTAGTAAGGATCTCTTCGGAGTCCTTACCCTCCTGTAAGCCGTCCTTGATAACCAGAGACAGACGCGAGAGGTTCCTTGTCCTGTGGGACTCCACCATGTCATCCGTTAATCCCTTGAAGTGCAACTCGCTTAGACCTTTGTCATGCGTGGACCAGACTGAGTTAGCATCGAGTCCCTTCTGACCCTTGGACATATCCGTGAACAGGGACATCGTGCCAAGGATAACTCCTTTGGAGTCCAGCTTGCACATAGCCTCCCACATTGACTGAGTATCGTGGGCCGTAAAGAAGTCAGCGTTGATGCCGGACTCCTTCGCTTCGTTCAGTAACGCGTTGCACCCATCGTTTATCTCAGCCTTTAGGATTGTCCCCAAAAGGCTTTTCTCTAATTCCTTCATGGCTGTGATATTAGGAAGCAAGGTGTCCTGTCACCTACCCATGCGCCTATTTGGTTGTATTCAAAGTATTCGACGGCCTCCTCTTCGGTCATGCCATCGGCGATCATCTGGTCAATGACCTTAGCCTTGTCATAGCATATGATGGGGTCCTGTCCTATTCTTTCTACGACCCCTGCAATGCAGTCATCAAAGCCGTCCATCTTTAGTAGCGGTTCACCCGCGTCAATGTATCCTTGTAGTAATTCGTTCATGGTTTTTGTTTTGTTATTGGTTCTAATTGTCAATTTGTGGTCTCCACTGATCCTTGCCCTGCATTACCCATTCTTCTAGGTAAGCTAGGTCCTCGGAGTAAAGTGGTTTATCGGAATAGATGGAAGTGAATCCATCAAATCTTTCAAAAGCGTCTGTCCGAAACTTAACGACAACATCGCAGGACTCCGCCTTTTCGTTGTCCATGTTGAGCATATAGGTGTATCTCATATTTATATTTTTGTTTTTGTTGGTTCATGTAACTAAGTAAAGAATAAAAAGGGGAGAGGCGTGACCCTCTCCCCCTTGATAATCAAGTGACCCTTAAAAAGGATCGTCTCCCGCTGGGGCGGCGGAAGGAGCCGCTGTGGGCTGATTTGGGGTTCCGCCTCTGCGATATTGCTCTGGCTGTTTGTCCTCATCGAGACGAGTCAAACGGATGTTCATAACAGGACCAGATTGGCTCTGGTTCTTCCAAGCCGCCGCACGGTACTTGCCTGGTGCAGTGACTTCTAGTGTTCCTGTGGCGTGAGGCGATGAATCGGACTCACGTTTGCTTTCGGGGAATAGCACCCCAGTGTTTTCGTTGTTGTACTTTGGCATTGTATTATTGGTTATTAGAAGTCAAAGTTCGAGTCAGCGTTAGCTGTCTGGCTTATCTTCTTGGTTTGTGTTGTTGGCTTCTTGCCGTGATTGTTAGTAGCATCAGCGTCCTTTGTATCGTCGATAGCAAAGAGTCCATTGAGTGCATACTTGCGAGCGTAGGAACTAGCTGACCCGGTAATCTGTGAGTCATCCATCCCCTTGCGCGTCTCTGCTTCTCTCGCAAATCCATTTGCTTGTATTGTGTACTCGCCTTCAGTATCTGCTAGCACAGCCGTGGACTTGACGTATACACGCCCACCTACTTCGACCATGTCGTCAGTTATAACAAGCGTACAGTTCCACTCATCGAGTAGAGGCTTAAGAGCTGTTAGTATGTCCTCAGCGGAGCGATAGCTGTACCCGCCGAACTTATTAGTCTGCCCCTTGGGAGCTTTAAGGGACCATTGAATCCCTTTGAGTTTTGAATGTATATTCAATTTATTCATGTTTATGTTTAGTTAGTTCACGGAATAATTTGGTTCGTTCTGAGGCATTAGAACATTCCATGAGTTGTTTTCGTTTCGCCCCTAGATCTACTAAAGTGGCCTTCTGTTTTTCGGATGTCAAGGATTTAAATCTTTTTGAAAGTTGAGTCAGTCCAACGGGGTGCAATACATCCTGTTGATCCTGCTCCACGTAGTCCGCTATTGCTCTAAGCACGGCGGGTAAATGACTCTGGCTCACCTGGCATCTGCGGTAAGCAAAGTTCTCTATCTTACCTAACAAGGAGTTACCAACCCTCGATACTACACCTCGGACCATGCCGGATTTGTGGCAATGATCCACAACCCAGTCCGAAGTTTTGCGTAGTAAAAGAGGGCAGGCTTTGGGTTGATGTTTAACCCTCCAGTCCTTGAGTTTATTTTGTGGCAGATACATTGAGTTCCGTGAGTAAATCCTTGAGCGTATTCTTCTCTTGGGTCAGTTGCTTACGTTGCTCAAGCATTCTCTCCATCCTGAAGGATAGGGTGCGGGACTCCTGTCGGATCATGTCGATCCGAGTTTGTATTCTTTCGACGTTACTTTCTACTTGTGTCATACTCATATTATTTTTTGAAGGGACGGAGTTGGTTCTGCTCGAGTGCGTAACCCTTTCCGTAACCTAGATCCTTTATGTTCTTTTTGTTTATTAGTTCATCCTTCCAGCACCAGCCAACCATCTTTACTGTCCAACGATCCGGTGTGAGGCACATGATATACATGTCCACATCGGGGTTGTCCTTGAGGGTTGCCAGTAACTTTCCGAAGGCGTGGTGAGTGCTTTTGACATCATAGGAGTGACCTTTCATTACTCCATCGGCTGACCCAGCTCGAGGGCTGAGGCCGAGGTCAAAGAATACATTCAAGTGCTTTGCTACTGCATACTCAGCGGTGACACCTTGGGCATCTATATCAAGCCCGGCCATGTTGGACTGCTTTCTGTCCTTAATATTGTTGCCCCTGGACAGCACCGATCGCAGGTGTCCAATGTGCTGGCACATCATGACTTCGTCGTCAGTTAAGTTAATCTCAATCATTCCGTGGTTCCATTTTTGTATGAACATGTGTCAGTCAGTTTGCGTTCTAAATTAGCCAATGCCCTCCATGCTACCTTATCCCAATCTTCTTCAATGATGTGTCGAATGAGTGCGTCCAATTCGTCTGCGGACTTGTTCATGTCCCAGTGAAGTGGTTTGTCGGGATGATGTTGTTGGTTGCCTTGGTAGCTACAATGAGACACGGCGGCTAGCGCGTGAGGAAAGTATTTAATAAGGCCAGAATACATGGGGTAAGTCTTGCGAGCCTTAGCGTCAGTGGGTAGTGCTTTGTTCATAGTTATTGTTTTACGACGGGTTTCATTCTTAACATCCAGAACAGGCTAGCCGCGGCTTTGGCTACACGGATACCCCACTGGCTCTCTTCGTCCGTCCACTCGTAGTGCATATGTTCTGCTGTCTCGCAGTCCACAATGACGGATCGAATCTTGGGAAGGTAAGGTAACTTCTGTAGGTGCATCAGCATGTAAGCCTCAATGGCTAGCTGACAGCAGTCCTTCTGGTATCGTTTAGCCTTACCTTTAGTATTCACCCTGCACTTGTAATCAGCGAGGAAGATTCTGGAGTCCTTGATTCCGATGAAATCAACGGAGCCAGCGATCTTGATTCCGCCGTGACTGACTATCTTTTCACAGCCCAATGCTTGGACATTGTTGTCATCAATCCAGTTAAGAAACGGCATGGCCCACTTGTCCCAGCATGATTGACCGGGATGCTCGTCAATGCCCAAAACGTGGTGGTTTATCATACGCTCGATGGTTCCGTGAACAGATGTTCCGAACTCATGAGACGGGATTAACTCTCCATCCTTTGGATGCGGTCTCGTTCCGTAAACCATCTCAGCAAGGTCAGACCAAGTCCGATTCGGATGCTCTCTGGCTAGGTCAGTAATCATCCTTGGCTTGTAAACCTCGTCAAGAAACGGGTCCTTGACTATGCCTAGCACGGTAGTGACTGACGGATAAACGTCTGCTCCAGCTTTACGAGCCTGTGCAGGAGTCCCCACCTCGGCCTCGAACTGAGGCTCCGATGGGTTCTGGCAATTATAGAAGTGACTCATAGTTCCTCTTGGTCAAGGATGAAGTTGAGTCCATCACGAAGAGCATCGAGGTCCGAGCATTCATTTGTATTGTGGTCCGCTTGCCATAGAGTGCCGCCGTCAGCGGTCATAATAATAAGCGTCCGGCTACCCTCTGGATTTACTACGTTGTCGATGTAACAAGTCCGTAGGTGTCGCTGTGCCATCAGCGCAAGTAACTGCGTGTCACTGCGAGGCTCTAGTTCGGTCTGGATCGGCATAAGATACTGATCCCCAGCTTCAAGTTGTCCAATACGAGCGTCGGAGAATCTACCACGTAGTCCCATGGCTGATACGATTTCATCTTTAGGCAGACCCAAGGCAGGTCCATCTGGATAGGTGTGTATTTTTATTTTCATATGTTTAGTCGGTTGGTTTTTAGTAGGCACAGCTTTACTTAAAAAGTGTGCAGTAAAATTCGAGTAATATGTTGGATCATTCTAGTAATATGTTAGAGTATCTAATTAACATAACTTACATCTGATTCCATATAGGCATACCCTAACTTTCCTGTCAAGGAGAAGTTATGTAAGTCAATGAAGGACAGATACATTTAACTAGTTCGGACGCTTAGTTATATGAGGTAAATTTAACCTACCCTTGGCGGCATAGTATTGATTTTCATTGATCGTGCTATCCTCTAAAGCGTCCTTGAGATTCATGTGACTACTCCGGGCTAGCTTGTTCACCCGTCTCGCTTCATCGTTTATCCGTTGGGTTGCCTCCGCCCTTTTGGCTTTCAAAGTTTTTTGACTATAAATGCCTCGTCGTATTGCAAGGTGACGCATTGCCTCCGGTCTACCCTCCCACGGAGTTCCCTTGATAGCCTGGGGCCAACTCATTTCTTCCTCTTCAATTCTTTTTATTACTAGCGATAGCCAGTTAGCCTCAGCCTCTGGATCAACACAGATTTTTTGCCTGTTCGGTCTACGCTCGACGGCATCGGTTATATCTCCCGTCTTAAGGAGTTCGTGATATTTTTCTGTCATGGACTGGCAAAAAGCCAGTGCGGATCTTGCGGGTTCGTTATACATATTTAGTTGTTGTTAGTTGTTAGTTGTTTGTTTAATATTTCTTGTGTGGATATATAGTATTTACATAGCTGATCAATGCTCATGTCATCGAGGGGAACAAAATCTTCGTCCCATCTCTCATACTTCTGTCGGTAGGCCATGCACCTCCGCATGACATCTGTTTTTTCATCAATGGTTTTTAGGTATGCTTCTATGTCCATATTGCTAGTTGTTTGTGATTAAATGGTGGAGGTGGGAGGAGTCGAACCCCCGTCCCCAGTGCTTGACCGGGTCGATAGCCTGGCACCCCCTGTTAGTTGTTATTCCGCGCAGTCTCGTTTGACGCGCAGTCTCGTTTGAATGCTACAAAAAAACGTAGCCTTGTCTACCAAAAAAGCCCCAGCCTTTGAGGGCTGGAGCTGTGGTCTACTTGCGATCCAAAAGACCGAGGTCAACCATGAAACCCACATTGAAGGTCTGCAGAAACACGTTGAAGTGGTGAACCTCTATGTCATTTGCATCCTCTGCGAGTTGAACCTCTTGATTCTCATCAAGGGTAACTACATTGCTGTAGTTACATAAGATCGAACGGTAAAAGTTACCGTTGATTCGATCGAAACATCCGAGTAATTCCCGGATAAAAACGATCTGTTTTTCCTTTGGTGCTATTTTCATGATATTTTTTTGAAGCAGGGTGCTTGCACCCAGAAAGCCCCACCCTTGTGAGGTGAGGCTAGGTGTTTTATTAACAGCAATAGCAGGACAACTTGCCATCGTCTTCGCCAATCATGTATGATCGGTAGTCACTGCTGTTGAGGCACGTGAAGGTCACAAGATGGTATTTGTCTACATCGGCTTGATCCATCTCGCCTTGGAACGTGGGCGATTCTGTTTGATCATATGCGATGCCCCACTTGTATCCTCCGACCCCCTCTGCATTTAGGCAGTCCATGTAGTCGGACAATGAGTATTTTTTCCATGAGTATAATACGTTGTTTTTCATTATATTTTTTGTCTGTGTTCTAGTTCTTTGGCGACATCTATTAGTAGTGCCTTTTCTTCGTAGGAAAGCGATGCGTAAGCAACGCCGTGGAGTTTGTTGAAGGCGAGCCATAGCTCGGCGGTGGATAATTCTTCTATTGTCATTCTTGTATTGGTTCGCGCCTGTATTCAGTGGCGCATGTATTGGTTAGTTGTTGGTTAAGAAAAGTGGACGGACTCAGCGGCATAGCTTGTGCCACCTTTGGACTTCTGTGTGAAACCTGCGTGCCTCTATCCGTCGATAAAAGCAGTCATTGCAGGCTCTTTAAT